TTTTTTTTTTTTAAAATGATTGGCATTGTAGTTTATTTACATTGTCTATTCTATAAGTTTGATGTTTCCATCATACAAAAGAAAATTTTTCAACCCATACCAGTTGAAATTTTTGAAGCTATCTAGATTTAGAGCAGGTAAATCTATTGCGTAAACTACCTTAAGTACTCGTAACATACCGGGTAATAAATGATTTTTCCATTCAAATTCTACTTTACTTAATTGATCTTTATAAAGACCGACAAATAAGAAAAAGAAGTCGTAAAAATTACGATTATTAACTCCTCCAATTAACATAAATGAAAAAATTTTTCCGAGTGATATTTCAATTCCCATTTTCTTCTGGTTAAAGAATCTCTCGTTATATAGCGCTCCAGCGAAGAATTCGATTTCTTCTCTCCATAATTCTCCTTTCACAATTTGGTAACCGATAAACTTCCGTTCATCTGTTTCCTTAGTGTCGATACACTTGTCAGGATGAATTTTAAGACCGAAATATTTTGATATTAAGTGCGAAAAACGTTCCAGTTTGAAATCTGGCAACGGAAAAAACGCAAAGTCGTCACCTAACCAGAACTGAGGTTCTGAGATTTCTAGTTCGTCCATCATACGAAGGATCGTTCTACAGAAAATCATGTTAAGTAGACTATTGTTAAGCAGGGTAAAATAAGTACCAGTGCTTACACCTCCGAACTTTTGAATTACGGTTCCGTTTGGTGTCAAAAGTGTCGTAGTAATATTATTTTTAACAACATAATTAAATTCAGATTTATCAGCTGAAGTTAAATTGAGATTATTTTCATAAATTGTAAATAGATCTCGTTGCACTTGAACACAACCCATGGCGTCCCATCCACTTATGTCAGTATTGACAAATCGGTGTCCAGGATTAATACTCATTAATTTATTGAGTCGTGGTAAAGTTCCTTTTCCGGTTAGAATTCTGCTCCAGAAAAAGTTGATGCGTTTAATTTGTTGATAGAAGGGTTCAGCAAAGCGAATCTCGCTTAATATGGTTTCAGGTGGTACAATCCATATATATCGAGTTTTAATTTTAGCTCGTTTACTAAAGTGTCCTCTCATTGCTAGCATATTAGGTCGGTAGTCATAAAAACCATTTTGCTCATTTTTATGATACTGAGACATGATTTGAGGAATCATTTCTCCCTTTTTAAGTCGTTTCCCGGTCATTGCTAACGATGTAAAACCTCCTGAGGTAGCTTTCGGCATAACAGTCAAAGCTTGATCAACAGTTAGAGGATCGCATTTCTCAAAGTGAGAATTTATTTCATGCAACGTTTCATTATAAGCGTCAACGAATGTTCGATTTCTGCTTAATGAAATTTTGGGTAAGTTGTATTTTAATAAAGAATAATACATCCGCTCAGGTCGAGGTGTTTTGGTGTATAATTTCAGTTCTTTATAAATGGAAGGATAGAATCGCTGTAAGACGTCTTTAACCCAAGGATCTTGATAATGTATTTGTGGGTTATCTAATGTATACTTGATTGTACTATTATAGACGAATCTAAAAGCGCCAGAAGCAACAGAAAGTCGAATAAAATCTTCTTCCGTTATTTCTAAATTGTCATAATCGGGATTAGCAATAATCCAAGCGAATTCCCAACAATCACAGAATTCATCTTCGGTTTTGCTTTGTAATAGTGCCCAATTAGTTAAGTTTTCCCGCGTGCGGTGTTTCGGATATCGAAAGCAGCATTTAGGATTTAAATCTACGTTATTGTAGTTCCAAACATGCGGATTCGTAATTTCGAAGCCATAGTGTGGTGAACAACGTCGAT